GTTATATTCTATTTACAGGATGTGAGTTGTAATGGCTGATGTAACGATTTATCAAAACCTAAACGGCGAAGATTGTGTTGCTTGGACAGATGAACAAGGCAGCCATTCAATGCTCAAGTCCACTTACGATGCTCAACAGGCATCCAGCACACTCCCATCCAACTCTTCTACACCACAGGCAGGTGCATAAGCATGAGTCGCGCACAATTAACTTCAACAGTTGAGCAGAATACGGGTGGGGCAGTAGCTCCTTGGGTCGGGGGAAAAAATGCCGCAATCAATGGTGGGGCAGATATCTGGCAGCGTGGTACAACTTTCACAAATACAGTTGGTTATACGGCTGACCGTTGGTATCAAGGCGCTGGAAATGTAACGACTACTCAGGAAACAACTTTAGTACCAACAGGTTTTCGTTATTCCGTAAAGGGAACAACAACTGCTACTTCTCAGCCATATTGGTTCCAAGCGATTGAAACTGCTGAATCTCAAAGGTTTGCTGGAAAGACTGTAACCCTTTCATATTATGCAGCAACTAGCGATTCATCAAATGTTCTTCTTCGTCTTGATTATTCAACTTCAGTTGATAACTCAGCGGTTGGCACATATACAAGCATTGGAAGCAGTTCAGTTGCAGCAACCTCTTCAATGCCATCCACACCTCAGACCGCAACCTTTGTTGTCCCATCAACTGCAAAGACTTTGAGAATTGTTATTGGCGCTGCTGGTAACCAATCAACTGGAGCAACAACTACTTTTTCAGGCGTACAACTTGAAGTCGGCTCAGTAGCCACTCCATTTAGCCGAGCAGGTGGCACACTCCAAGGAGAGTTAGCCTTGTGCAGTCGTTATTATTACGCATCAGATGGCACACAAACGGCTGGATACAGTTCTTACAATACGGGAAATATCATTAGCAATAGTTTTCCGTTTCCTGTAAAAATGCGTATCGCTCCATCAGTTAACATTACAGACACGGCTTCAAACGCAGGTAAAGTAACTATTTATCCTGCTGGTGGAACTGCTCAAACCAATATAACACCACCAGGAACAACAACAATTTCTACAGACCAATGGCGTTTTCTGCAAGGTGCGCTTGGCGGTACTCCTGGCAATTCTGGTATTTTGGCCTGTTCTTATGTAGCAAGTGCGGAGTTATAAAATGGCAATTACTTACACAAAAAACACAGATGATTTGGGCAATGTCCAAATTATCAAAACCGATGACAATGGCATTGTTTGGTATGTTCCAGCCGTTGAAGGAAATTCAGACTACCAAGCCTATCTAGCCACACTTGCAGCCAACTCTGCCACGCCACAGGCGTAGATTTGCCAGCCTAGCCCCCTGAAGGTGTAAGGTGGGGGCATGAGCGAATGTTGCAAAGGATATGCTGAAGATTTTAGAGGCATAGATTTAGAGTATTACCCAGAACTTTACAGATTGGCTTCGCAAAGCCTTGAAATTAAAGATGCTATTTTTGCTACTTTAGAGTTTTGCGCCAAGTGGGTAAACAACGAGCCTATTGAAGAAGCACACTCCACGGAGAATTAGAGATTTACAGCTACACAACAGCCCCAGATCGGGGCTTTTTTTATGCCCAAAAACAATCGGGGGATTGACCCATGGAACTAGTTCCACTCGACGAGATTCATCGTCAGCTTGAAAATAGATACAACGCAAGCGGATTCTCGCCCTATGTCATCCGCACCGATTGGCAGATCATTCGTCGAATCGGTGTTCATCCGGCGCTGGCAACCAGTCAGGATCTCGAGAAGGTTGTACTCAAGGCCACCAAGCAATCGACCAAAGCCAACTATGTCTCCAGACTGCGTTCTATCTATAAACATCTCAACAAGATGAATCTGGTCAATGGGAACAATCCGGCGATCGACCTGCCAAATGTGAAATCCGGTCGCGGAGTGCCTAAACCCGTCACCCAAAGAGAATTAGACCTGCTACTTGCCGAAGCAAAAGAGCCATATCGTGATTGGTTTATTCTCGGTGCATTCGCCGGGCTTCGCGCCCATGAGGTTGCCAAAATTGAAGGAGCCGACTTGATCGAAGATCAAGGTGGGTATTCCCTGCGGGTTATCGGCAAGGGAAAGACTGATCTGATCATCCCGGTTTCCCCACTTGTTGCGCAGACAATCCTCAAGCACAACACGCTCGGCAAGCTCTGGGTCGTTGACCCTAACAAGTTCTCCAAGAAGGCAGCTGACGAGATGCGCCGAATCCTGGGCGCTAACGCCAAACACTTTCACTCTCTTCGACATTACTTCGCAACAACCATGCTTGAGAAATCCGACGGCGATCTGCTGGCGGTCAGGGATCTCATGCGCCATTCCTCAGTCGCAACGACTCAGGTCTATACGCAACTGGCTCAAGGTCGAACTCGATCTTTGGTCAATCTCTTGGAATAGGACATCCAATGAACCTGAACAACACCAACCTCATGACCAACGCAATTTGGGCAGTCGTCGACTCCATTGCAATTTTGGGAGGTGGTTTTCGGGTTTATCTCAAACTCATCAAAAAACTTGATCGTATTGAGTACGCCATTTTCAACGATGGCAACGGAATGAAACAGCAAGTGCAAGACCTGCATACCAAGCAAGCCGAAATCAAAATCGATATCGAAGTCCTCAAAGCAATTAGGGAGCAACAATGAGCAACAAACTGACACTCAAAAACTGGAAACTGACCAATCGTGAAAAAGCATTTGCCGAGCATTACATCTATGGACTCGCAGCCGCAGGATGGGCAACTGAAAAAATCGTTGGTAGCCACGACTACAAAAAGATTGCAGTTGGAGCACTTGTGGGCGGCATCCTTGCTCCACTCGTCGCTCGAATCAACCCACTATCTCTCGCCAACTCAATCTCAAACGAGACTGGCGTTCCTGTCGCAGTTGCTCAAAGCGCAGTCCAAGTAGCGGTCAAAGAAGCTGACAAAGTGATTGCGCAGCAGCCAGCAGTCACGGCAATCGCTGCAACAGCTCCAGCAGCACCTGCCGCAGTCATCACGCCCGTGGCTCCAGAAGTACCAAATATCCAATAAATACACGCTAGAAGGGGAGTCTCATGGCTGGCGCTCTTGATGTGCTCAATGTTGCACAATCGCAAATTGGCTTTGTCGAAGGTAAGGCCGAAGAGACTCCCTATTCAATCTGGTATGGAATTCCCAATGCTGCCTATTGCGCGATGGGAGTTTCATGGTGCTTTGCCCAAGTAGGTCTTTCTTCACTGGTTGCAGCGCAGACACCCAAAGGCTTTGCCTACAATCCGGCGGCACTTCCTTGGTTTCAACGCCAGGGATGTGTCGTCAATAAGTATCAAGGTGCACCTGGCGATCTTGTCTTCTACGACTGGAACTCAGACGGCGTTCCCGACCATGTTGAGATCGTAGAGAATGCAAGTGCTGATGGAATCACTGCCATCGGATTCAACACTGGCAATCCCAATGATCCCACCAATCCGGCAACTGGCTGTTATCGCGTGCACCGTCCCTATATGTTCGTCATGGCGATCGTTCGTCCGAAGTATCCAGTTGTAGTTGCACCCGTCAAGCCAACGACAACAGGCAAGAAGGCAACTGCTGGCGTTGCAGCCGCAGGATTAGCAGCGACAGGTGGCACGGCAGCGCTTCACTCAGGCGCGATGACTTCGTCAACGCCAACGCCTACGGCTTCGCCTACTGTCTTTGTTGCACCACCCTTTCCAACATCTGCCACCGCTTTTGCCATTGGTCAGAGCAGTGACGCTGTCATGGCGGTTGAGAAGGCACTTGCCAATGCCGGATTGCTTCCCATCAACTATGTCACGGGCACAATGAACGCCCAAACTTTTAC